TTTAGTATAAATATAAAGATATTAAGAACTTACGACTCTACCACGTATATCTTGATTTGGAAATTTAACTTCAAAAATACTAGGATCTAAAGAAGGATATATTACACCATTTCTTGTAGCTGAAGATAAATCATAAGCGTTTCCTGAATAGCCTTGATTTGAGTCGAATTTATTTTTTAAAAATACATTAACTACATTTTGTACTCCAGGTACATTTCCAATTAGATTTTGTATTTCTGATTTAACTATTGGTTGATTTATTTGCCATTTATCAATATTAAAATAATTTTTTACTTCATTTACACACGTTAATAAAACTTCGTTACTATTATAATTTGACAAAACTGAAATTTCAAAATCTAATGATATATTAATAATAAATGCGTCTTTTATATTAATAGCGTCAGTTAGCATACGATAGTAATTTAGATAAGTTTTTAAATTATTTTTAATTGCATCATTTAATGAAGTTAATTGTTTCGATGAATTAAATCCTAAAACATACATATTCATTGCTAATGGATTAGTAATACGCGTTTCAATTAAATCTTGTTGTGCAATCTGATCATCTGGAACTATATATGCTTTTGCAATACTTCCAAACTTTCCTGGCATTGCATATGATCTAATTATATAATCCTCTCTTGTTACTAAACGATTCTGAGCTGCAAAACTACCTAATGCATTATTTTTTATATCTTGCAACGTGTCTTTAGTTTTACCCCCAACTGCTGGTATTTCATTATTCAATGCAACACTATTTTTTACAAAATTTAAAATACCGATATTATTAGAACTATTAACATCTTCATCGTATTCGATAAAATCTAATTCAGTTAATTGTCCTAATGCAACATTATCTTGAACGCCATTTCCAACAGTATAGGTTACTGTTAACGTTGTGTTCGATGGTGCTTGACCATATGCTCTCGTAAATAAAAAATTAGATGGATCTATATCAACATCAATTGATTTACGAAATCCTGCTAATCCATTTCCAACATTATCTGGATTTGGAACAATTTCTTCATCATTATTATCTGAAACTCCGGCTCCGAATTGTAATTCTAAAAAATTATCACTTCTAAATCTAGAAATAAATCGTTTTGATGTTTTACGCAATTTCAGTAAACTAGGAGAAGACGATCTATATTGCACAAAATCAGGATCATTTTCTAATAAATTAGGAACTTCTTCGAATATAGTATCTTGTGCCAAATAAGTAACTTCCGTCCAAGCATCACCATCTGACTCGGTAACTGATATAATATCTATAATATTAGAATCAGTAAGTACTACTTTATCATATGCAACAGGACTATTAAATGTAAATCGTTGTGTTTTAACTTCTCCCGAAACAGCATTTGCTTGTTTTTTTAACAAATAATAAGTAGGAAGATTAGTCGTATCATCAGTTTCATATATGGTAACTTCCGTAGGATCGAATGAAGAAGAGAATCCAAAGTCTACTGAATCAGTCGTACGAAATGCTGCCGAACCATTTGATTGTTTAACACGCATTCCCGGTTTTATTGATAATGCATAATCATAATTTGGACGTACATTATCACCAGTACCAGTTGCTGGAACTAATTGATATACACTTAAAGTTGTACTTGCAGCAACTACATTATTAGCTCGGTACCCTAACGATTTAGCTAAATCATAAATATTTCCTCGTTCCGTTGCTTGTTCTAATAATGACTCTTTTAAATTATTATCCGAATAAAAAGAAAGAACATCACCAACATATGCTGCCATTTCCAAAAACAATGTTCCCGGAGACGCTTCATTAAAATCGGTATATGTATCAGGAAAATACTGTTTAGCAAATTCAATTAAATTTCCTTTAAATTGATTATAATCTTTGCCTAAATATGATATATCTTTAGCATTATTCATTAGTTTCTCCTATTTCTATAGTACCATTTGTATTTGCAACCAATGTAATATTTTTTCGTTCAAATCCGTCAATTGAAAATAAAATTGAAATTTTTGCATTATGTGGAAATTGAGGTTCATCTTCTGCAGTAACGGTATTAATAGCATCCAAACTAATATATGGTAACCAAAAAGAAACTGGTTCTCTAATAATATCTTCTATTTCTGATTTCAATGCAGAAACATTTGGCTCAAATAATATGTTTAATAATTGCGTACCAAAATTTGGTTGCATATATCGTTCGCCTATTCTTGTTAACAATAAATTTTTTAAATTTTCTAATGCTTGGTCTATAGTAATACGAATCGGAGAAAAAACTTTTCCAGCTGGGGCAGTAAATCCTATACCTAGTCCCGTTTCGCTAGAATTAATTTCTTCTGCTGATACAATATTATATCCCATTACAATGCAAATCCTTTATTTTTCTTTTTGTCTAGTGCTTTCATTAAACCTCGGTAATCACGATTCATTGCTTTTGAAACAACGGGATCAACTTGCATATTTTTACCAGTTTCTGGATCTTCCATTATTTGAGTAGAAGTGTTGTTTTGCATCATTGCAAATCCTTGTGCATCTTTAGAAGAAAATGCCATATCTGGCATTCCTTCTTTCATTAACTCTGAATATGAACCTTCTGATTTTAAACTATTAGTTTCACTTAAAATATCTGAAAATTTATTTTCTTTAAACAACGAAGTTTTCTTTGGTTTTGATTTTCTTGTTGTAGTTTTTGCTACCGACTCTGTTTGTAATTCTGTAACTGTGGATTGTAATCCTTCACGAAGAATGTCAGTTAGTTCTTCTTTTATAACTTCGCGCACGGCAGTTTTAAGTGCGTTTACAAGTGCTTTATTTGACATAGGTATTCTTTTTTATTATAAATATGTATGATGTTAATTTAAGGGGCTCCCCCAAGATGTATCGGATACTTTTGGTCCATATATTTGATTGTTTTGATTATTGATATAATAATCTCCTGTTTTTCCTTGATTATTATCTGGGACTCCTATGTTAACCAATACATTGCTAGGAGCTTCAATTAAGTTGTCTATTAAACTTTTTTGTTGTTCTAATAATTCTTCAATTTTTTCTGCTCTACCTGATATATCAGAATCTGATACATTTATTAATTGATAAAACTCAGATTCAGTCATATCTTCAAATTGTGAAATATTTAATTGTGAATCATCATTTAAATTAGATATTGTATTTAAATTAATTGCTTGATTGTTACAAGTACTTGACAATTTAGTCAATGTGTCATTTAATATATCTGGTAAAGATTGTATCAAATCTACTATTGAATTTAATGCTATTGATATTAATCCTAATATTCCTAATATAGTAGCTACTACAAACGCAGCTACCTTTAATCCTTGTTCTATAGCAGGATTTCCTATCAACGTAACTACGATTGCAATCGTAATACCAACTGCAGCTATGGTTGCTACTACTAGTAAAATATTAACTACAAGTTGTATATTTTTAAATAAATCTTGTATGTCAGATATATGATCATTAATACTGTTTAATAACTCTTTCATTTCTGAAATTCTTGGATCATTACAATCAATTTTTTTAGGTAACCCGGTTACTTTTTCTTGTAATTCAGTTACCTTTCCTAGTATACTATCTTGAACCCCGTCTAATTTATCAGAAAATCCTGAAAATGATTGTATGATTGGTTTTACTGCTTGATCTAAAGGTGGTTGTAATGCCATGTTAATTTTTCTCTATACTATATTTTGTACTTAAAATTTTTTCTATATTTACAGATAACTTTTTTAATTTATCTTTTTTGACCGCTCTAGATATAGATCCTTCTACAATATGTCCACTTTTCAATATAGATGCTATATCTCTTAAAACATTCAATAATTGTTCGCCTTGTGGTATTCCTGTCATCCTAGTAGCATCACTACCAATCATTACTTTATTGGGTGTGTTTAATGTTATATCACCTTGTGAATCTATTATGGTTTGATCTTTTTTAGATCTTAATATAAGTCTATCTGCTATACCAACAAAATTAGAACCTTCAAAATCATTGTAATCTTTAGGAGGTGTATCTGTGCTAAATATAATATTATTTATATTTTGTGTGCTAGTTAAATATAACGAACTTTTATCTTGTTCAATATCTTCAACTACAAACTCTTTATTAGGTAAATTTGTTTGTCCATTTGACAATATAATAATTGGATCACTATTTATATCTCCAGACCAATTTGGTGGTTTATGATAATAATCATCATCTGGTATTGTAGATATAGTACTACCAAATCGAATACTATTACCAAAACGGCCTTGTAATAATGAATCTCCTTCATATGGTTGTAATGGAGATATAACACTATCTTCGAAATTAGTTCCTGCAGGAATATATTGCGGATCATTATTTGCAATTTCTTGTTCTGTCGATGTCATCCCAGTAGAACGATTATTATTAATTGCTCCTTGTAAATCCAATGTTTGCAAATAATACCAAGACTCTGCCTTATCTACTTTTTGTTTTGCTACTTTATTTACCGTACGAAATATTAATATTATTTCTCCTATTAACGGTATAGTTATATTTCGATTGCTAATAGGAACCACGTGCATTTCATATACATCGGTATACGTAGTACATGATCTTGCTTTAACTATATGTGCACTAGCTTGTCCTGCAATAGTTTTATTCCATTTAAATGCATTGTTAATTTCTATTACTTCTGCTATTTCAAACTGTACATTATGATTGTCATGATGTGACATCGTTATCCTTTAATTTAGATTTAACGTCAGCAATCTTTTGCTTTATTTCCTGATCTTCATGTTCAATTTTTTCTATCTCATCTTCCAATTCATGAGTCAAAGTAGTTTGAGCAATTTCAATAAGTTGTTGTTTTTCTGAATCGGATAACAATGAATCGGCTCCCGATATAGTTTGGCTTGTAGATATATAACGTTGAACTATAGCAGTTAATTTAACTAGATGATCATCATTCTTAACAGCAACGTCTAAGTATTCTTTAATAAGTGGAACTATAATAGTTGCATCTGACGCATTTCGTATTAACGGTTGAAGTTGCGATATAAGTTGATTTATTTGCCTATCTTTCTTTTTTGAGTTATGATATACATCATGCATAAGGTCAGCAAAACTGGTTCCTTTGAATATCTCTTCATTTTTATCCATACATGACTCCTTTAATAATAAATATTAAAAAGGCAATTTTATGAAGTTTTCGTTTGCGTATTCTGAAAATTTTGTTTCGTAAAGGCCTTTTAGTGTTTTAACAACCCTAGTGATATTAGTTGTAGGTAAGCCTGTTCGTTCTCTAATGTAAATGTAAAGAGCTTTTTTATTGAAGTTTTCAATGTTTTCTCGAGACTCAAATAAATGTAAAACAGAATCTGCTACATGGATGTCTGTACTATTAGTAAAAATAAAATTTAAATTATCATAACAATACTCAACAAACTCATCCATAAAATATTTTAATGTTTCGCGCATATCATTGTTATGCATTTCTGTTGGTATATTTCTTTGCTCGTCAATATCAATTGGTTCTCTGTCTTGTTTCAACTTAACATATGCTTTTTGATTTTCTGCAATAAGATAGTTAAACGAAGTTCTTGTATAATAAGAATATGACTTTCCAGCATCAGGTTTAAATTTATCTAAACGAGCAGTTAAGTATGTAACTAAATCTGTTTGAAGATCTTGAAATGAACATTTGTTTAAAATATATGTTGGTTTCATTTTATTTATTAAGTTTTCAGTTAACTTCATAAATGGCGGATATATAAATCGTCTATATATCTTTTCTCGTTGAGCTAAGCTATCTGACTTATTGTAAGCACAAATAGCTACGTCTTGAATACGTGTGTAATAATTATTACTTTTCTTCCTCTTCCTGGGCATCAAATTCCTCTTTTAGTTTTTCTATTACATCGTTTAATAATTCAAATGTAGTTCCGGCTTCATCATCTTTTTCAAATGCACCTAGCCGATCGATACGCTGCATTACGGTATAGCTTTGTTGTATTTTGTTATACATATACTGATTAGTATCAGATACCGTTTCATAGTATTCTTCTTGGTCTGCTAATACTCCTGCTAACACATAAGCTCGATAAGCAAAGTATACGGTAGTACCTAAAAACAACACACTTAATATAATAAATATTATCATGATATATCCTTAAAGATATCAGCAATAGAACTTCCTATTCCTGGATTATTTTCTGCTAAATTTTTTATAGCTGTGCTTTTAGTTGCCTTACTCTTTTCCGACACTTTAGTAGGGGTACCTGCTTTATGATTTCTCCATTGTTCGTATTCTATTTGTGCCGCCATATGATCGCCGTGATGTAAAATAACCGCCATATTAGTTTTCAATTTAGCTTGAGCACTTCTTGCAACAAAATAAGGTTTATTAGAATCATCATACATTCCGTCGTGAATCTTAATAGCTTGATATTCATTCCAAGACATTGGTATTTCATATTTTTGTAGCAACCAAACAGAAAGGTCTGGTACCATTGAGAAAGGAATATTTTCGTTATGTTTATACATTCGACCCATATTCTTTCTATGCCAATCCGAAGTCTCTACTTGATAAACTTCGTTACCATCTCCTGGAAATCCTATTTTACCTAAGTCATGGTGCATTGCTGCAAACATTAATTCTTCCAATGTATAACCTGACATATCAGCACCACATTTCTTCCATAAATTATACAATTCATGAGTGCAATTCATTACACGAAGTACATGGTCTATGTAACCACCTGCGAATGCATTGTGATAATGTGCAATTGAAGAAGCTGGCATCATTGCAATGCGTTCTTCAAAGTCATCATACATTTTGTTAATCTGTTTGGCTCTTGTAGGAAACTGTAAATCGATTTCTTCTCGAAAGTTTTCCCAATTTTCTTTTATTTGATTTGCTTCTAACATATTAATATAATATTAAATTATTTTCGTAATTCCAATATCTTGCCGTTAACTAGGTCGTTAGTACATTTCCAACATGTAACTGCAGTAGCATTCACGTCTACTCGTTCACATATTCGATCGCAATATTTACACTGTAATTTTTTATAACCGGTACTTCTTGTAACTTTTCTTTTTTTCATTTTATTTTATTTATGATCTTATTACTCGTTTATGTCGTTGTAGTTCGGGTGAAGTCGGAGGAGTTGGGGCTTTAACCCGCTCGGCTTGACTCTCCTCCTCTGCGACTTCTGGTATCACCTCAGACAGGGGGTCTTTAGTTTCAAATAAACGGTTTGC